CGTCGTCCGAGAGATACAGGATTTCCGGAGGGCCGATATAACAACCCTACAGGTCGCAATGAGCGACGTGTGGGCGTCCGCATGAGCGTGGATCCAGCAGCCTTAGGCTGTAACAATTTCGTGGCCAAGGCGTGCGATTTGGTTGTGGAGCCATTCCTCGACAGTCAGCTGAAGCCATGCAGCGGATTCATAGCCGGAGGTTTCACTGCAGTCGGGGTGTATGAGCTGCCGGAGCACTACGACGGAAAAACAACTGTCTATGCGTATGCAAATATGCAAGAGGCAATGCCGATATACAGATATATCGATGGCTGTGCAGTGTGGTGTATTGAAATAATCAGCAGGGGGTTAGTAGTCATATATGCGTTTAACCGGACACTCAACCGCAACATGCGTACTGCCGTAAGGCTGGTCGGTGCCGCAATTGCTGAGAAACCGTACTATATGTGCCTCAAGAGCAGATATGAGAATATTGAGAAGTACGTTACTCAGCATGCGAGCGGCGACATTGTGATACAGCGTAATATGTTCCCACGTGAGCGCATCACACAGCACCACCATACACTACTGCGGCCGGAGGAGGTGCTTTCATATATCGGTGAAGTCACCGCACATAGCGAAGATGCTGATAAGATAGAAGAAGTACGTATCGATAGCGCCAAGCACAGAGAAGTAGCACGCTTCCTATCGCTACTGATGGAGAAAAGACGTTCACTTGAACTAGACGTAGAGTGCACGATGGCTACGTTTATACTGTACTATATGGTCGCACCACCACTAGGTAAGGCGTTCTTGGAGTACGTAGTCGACAGCTGTGATGATTACGACACACTTACGAGAATGCTCAAAGTTGAAAGCCGTTATGCGAAGCAGGCGCAGCACACATACCGACACGATTTAGTTATGATATTTGAAGGGAATGTGCTAGTCAACAGAAGGCTAAGTCCAGTTGATTGGCAACGCGAGCACGCACACCGATCTACTGAAATGCAGACCTGCCCAATTTCAGAGGCTACGGTCTACGTACGTGCCAAACAGATATTCATGGATAGTAAGATGGCTGGTAGATTACCAACAAAGCGCAGGTGGGCAAGCTACTGGCGGTCTAGGTGGGCTATAATGCCAGTAGGCAGTTATGTAAGTCAGCACACCGATGACATCGACCACAAGAAGTCACTAGGCTTTCGAGACATGGCTAACAAGACAACGGTGTTAAGCACGATTGGGCCACGAAGCCATGAGTTCTATTACAACCGAGAACCAGAGCTATACGCTAGTACAAGCACGAAGTATGAGTGGAG